AACCCGAACTGGAAGCGGATCAGCGCCGTGCGTTTGGTCGAATCCTTGACGGACTTGATGTACTGGAAGCCCGAGCGCATGGCGGCCGGGCCTTGCGTCAGGGGGATCATGTTCTCGCAGAACTTCAGGCCGACGCCATAGAAGTCCTTGTCGACGCGCGCCTCGAGCAGCGGCGTCAGCTCGCCCGCGTTCATGGCCGTGACTGCGTGGGCGATCCTCACCATTGCGCTAGTACCTCGCGTTGAGCCAGTCGCCGTCAGGCAGCTCCTCGCTGGCATTGGCCTGCGCATCCGCCCGCTTGGCCTGGCTCACGAGCTTCATGTAGATGGCCCAGAGTTGATCTGGCGTGACGCGGCTCTCGACGACGTTGCAGATTTCGAAGGCCCAGCGTGCCGCCAGCGCCGCCACGAATGTCGGGCTGTACTTGCTGGTATCAGCCACCCGGGCGATGTAGCGGATGTTGAGCGGCCCCTCGTCGTCCACGAGGATCTTGTCGCCCTCGAGCTGGTAATCAACCTTGCGCGCCTCGATCGAAAGGAAGCGCAGGCAATCGGCCGGCAGCGTGTACTGGTAGTCAAAGCCCCAGGCCGGGGTTGCGATGTCGGCGGCGAGCTGCGCGCGCCGGGTGCAGAAGTTCCACGGGTGCATCTCCTGCACCTCGTCGCGGATCATCTCGTAAGTGCGGTTGAGCGCCTGGCCGGCGACGGTGCTGTCGGAGGCCAGATCCGTCAAATAGCCGGAACCCGGCCCCAGTTTGCTGAGAGCCAGGTTCGCGATCTGCGTTACCGTGATCGTCGAGGCCATGAATCAGCCTCGACTACGGCAGGTTGACGGACTGGATTACTTTGTCCCTGAAAAGCTGCAAGGCCACAAGGATCTCGTCCTTGTTGGTGGCGTTGGCCACGTTGAGCTCGATCGTGGCCGTTGGCGCCGCGCCGCCAGTCGCTTCCGTTACCCGGATCCCGGATCCGCCGTCAAGCGTCGAGCCGCGGCTCCAGCCAAGCTGTACAGTAGGCATGTCTCACCTCATCAATGGGGTGAGGCGGGATGTTGCCAGCCCGCCCCGCGCAATCAAGGAATGCGGCTCACGACCAGGTATCCGCGCAAGATGGCCCCATCCGGGATCGTGCCGCCGGCAACCGTGGCGACGATCGCAGCGCCGTCGGTGTTCGACGTGCCGCCGACCAGGACATCAACGCCGATCGAGTCGGCCGCCGCAAGGTCGGATCCCATCGCCGCGCCGCCAGCGGCGGACACGTCGACGTTGTCGTCAAAGCGGTTGTCCGCGAGCGCCACCGTCGATCCGTCCTCTGCCGTGTAGGCGCTGAGTCCGATGTCGAGGACGCGCGAGGCGCCGAAGGCTGTCCAGTTGATGAAAGACAGCTTGGGATATATGCGGTAACGGCCCTTCTGCAAAACCAGAAGGGTTGCCGTCGAGCCTGCGTTGCCGGCGCCAGACTGCGTGAAGGTGAAAGGCAGAGCCTCCATCTCGCGCAGGTAGGCCGGCGACACATTGCCGTTGGCGCGCGGATCGCGCACCCGCAGGGCCTCGTTTGAAAACTGAGCGGTTGTCATGAGTTGTTCTCCCGATTACGTGGTGACGAGGACTTGCACGATCTTGCTCTCGTGCGTCCTGGTGGCCCCGAACGTCGCTTGCGCATACGTCTGGTACGGCATGCCGCGAAGATCCGTGCGCTGGGTGACGTTGGTGATGATGTCTTCCCACACGCACAGGTGAATCGCCGACTTGACGAACACAGGGCACCGGAAGTGCGTGGCCGTATCAAGGCGCTCGCAGTAGACGAAGTTGATCCCGAGATAGGAATCGATCTTGCCTTCCTTGAGCACCATCGAGTCGTTGTACTCGCGGCCGATGATCTGGGCTTCCTTTAGCAGGTCGTCCATCATCTTTGCGTTGATCGCGCAATAAACCGGATCGCGATCCAGATCGTTCTGCGCCGCGCGCAGCTTGCGCAAGGCACCGCGCAGCTTGGCAACGGTGAGGCCTGTGTTTGCGGCCGCCTCGTAGTTCACGGCGATCTGGAAATTCGTCGTGTCAAACGAGGTAGACGTCGCGCCGGTTTCGCCAGTGGCGGCCGTGCCGAACATGGCCGTAATGATCTCATCGTCCATCTCGCGGCCGATCGCATTGACTGCGTTCTGCACCTTCACGCTCGACGGATCGTTGAGCATCTTGAGCTGGTCGAAGTGATCGACGATCTGCGTCACGTCGTAAGACACCGGCTGAACCCAGCGGCGCGTGACGGCGGCGTTGACGGGAACGACAGGCTGGAGCTGGCCCGTGACGATCGAGGCCTCGATGGCCTCTTCACGCTCAACGGCGACTTTCTGCTTGGCGCCGGCTGTCGTGGAGGTGGTGACGTAGGGCCGGAGCTTCGAGCCCATTTGCTGCAGGCCGAGCTCAAGGCTCGCCCGGTAATCCTGTGCGAACAGGGTTGGGTTGTAGTTGAGTGACATTTTGTGTCTGCCTCTTTCAAAGGTTGTCATCGCCCGCGATCAGGGCCGCGGGGCCATCCCTCGAATGAGCGCTTGTCTGCCGGCTACTTGGCGGGTTCCCTGTCCGGGACTTGTCCGCCGAGCCGATTGCAGGTCGTGCATTCAGGCTAGAATGTTTCGTCGCCCTGACTCGCGCGCAAACGCGCCACGCCCTTTTCGACGGCCTTCTCTGTCTTGGACTTCGGGGACGGCGACTCCGACGCCCATGCCCACAACCGATCGGCCGTTGCCATGATCTGGCCCGGATCGTAGTTAGGCGCATTGAGCCCGGCTGCCATCTCGAGCGCCTTGAGCCTGAGCGCAATCCGATCCTCGCTCATTGCTCGGCGATCCGCCGCAATTGCGTCCACTCGCTAAGCACGGCCGCATGGTTGGGGTGATCGCGAGTGATGAGCGCCTGGTATTTGGCGGCGTCACCCTTCAGGCCGTTCATGGCGGCGCGCGCCTGATCCTTCGTCATGCCGCGATGCTGGCCGTCCGAGGTGATGAACCCGGCCTCGACCTTGCTTTCGCCGATCAGGTGAGCCAGCGACAGCATCTCGCGGGTGCCGATCGCCCGCTCGAGCGCGTCGATCTTGTCGTCGGTGAGCTTCAGCGCCTGGCGCGCATGGGCAAAACCCCGCATCGCCAGATCATGGAAGGCCGGCCATCTGTCGCCCATCTCGGCCTTCATGCGCTCGGCCGCCTGCTCGGACGCCTGCACGTAGGCCTCGTGTGCCTGCGCCTGCTGGGCCTCGGCCTGCGCCGTCACGTGGCCGACGAGCTTGGCCGCCTGGTCGTTCGTCAGGCCGAGCTGGTGGAACACGCCACCCCACTCCTTCGCGGCCTCGGGCTTCAGGCTCTTGCCCACATCGCCCAGGTCGTACTTGTCGGCCGCCTCGGGTACACCCATGGCTGCCTTGATCTTGGCCCAGCCCGCCTGATCCTCGGCCTTCGGCACCTCGAACTGCCGGGACGACAACGCACGCTCGGCGTTGATGTACGCCTCGGCCAGCGCCGCCGGGCCCTTGAAACCCTTGCTCTGGACATAGGTCGAAAGCTCAGGCTTGGCGTCCGCGCCCAGCCAGGAGGTATCGACAGCCGGCGCGGCCGGTGTGGGAGCCGCAGGCTGGCCGGCAGGTGCGGCGGTTGCGGGGGCGGCAGTCGTGTCAGTCATCGTCACGCATCAGCTCCATGATTTGGCTCTCATCGAATTTAAGCAGGCGCAGGATCCGGTTCACCGTCTCGCGACGGACGGCGAGGATCAGCGTCCTGTCGTGATCGCCGGGCACATACCCGACGTCCATGTATTGGCTTTGACGCATCAGGCTTCGAAGCAGGATGCGGCCGTCCCCGTGCAGGTTGCCCTTCTCGTCCAGCAGCGCCCGACGCCAGGCATTCGCCTCGCGGCGCTTGACACTGACAAACTCACGGATCCGCTCGAGCCTATCGCTCATCAGCCACCGCGCGAGATGGCCCCGGCCTCGGCCACGTTCTTGACGGCGGCCGA